TGTCCTATGTCCTATGTCCTATGTCCTATGTCCTATGTCCTATGTCCTCTCCCTTCAAGGGAGAGGGAGGGCTGGTCAGTTACCCGCCCTCTCCCCGATTAGGAGGTTAGTCGGTGACTCCTATCAAGGCAGCCCTGGCAACGACATTAAAGTCGATCATCGAGCAATACCACTTGATGCGGTGCCTGACGGCGTCCTTGCCTTCCAATGGGCCGACTCTCTCGACCTGGATGCCGCCGTTGGTAGCTCCGCAGACAGCACCCTCACCGAAGCGAAGAGCATAGATGGTGGAGGAGGTCGCGCCAGTGACATTGGTCTCAAGGCTGCCCACGAGCGTGTGGGTGTCCAGTATCCAGTCATTGACGACAATGGGGATGCCATTCCAATACTGCATAAAGGTGCCCCACTCGTTGCGGTCGGTCTCGATGGCGAAGCCGGCAGCCCTGGCCAGGTCGTTGAGCTTGCGCCGGCTGCGGCGGCTCATCATGAGGACATCGGGTTTCCCGCCCTGGACGGCGTCAATGAGCTTGTCGACCATGGTAAAGGTGAGGGAAGCCCCGGTGGCGCCGGCAGCGATTAGCTGGGCGCTGGCCGCCATGGTGGCGATGTTGACGATCAAGCCGTTGAAGGCGTTGGCGTCGGCGGTCTGGTTGAGGAGGTAGGCCCCAGTCGTTCCGTAGACGAATGTTCGCTCCCATTCGTGCCTGACGGACTTGGCAGCCAATTCGAGCACGACAGCCTCGATATCCTGGATATCCGACCGCGTCTGCTTGATGAAGTTGTCCAGGTCGGCGTTGCGGCCGAGAATGGCCAGGGTGGCGGTGAGCTTGTCGAACTCCGGAGCGGTGGCAGTGACCCAGTCGCCAAGTGCAGCGTGCCAGACGGCTGCCGCCAGGGCCTTCTCCCTGTTATAGGTAAGGCCGTTGCCCTCGATGTGAACGAAGGGCATGACTTGAAGGATAGGACTCTCCTTGATGATGGTTTCGATGACGCCTCGTAAAAGGACGTCGTTAGTAAGTTTAGCCGATTCGGCTAGTGTTAATGACATTAGCTAATTCCTCCTTGTTTTCGTATTCCATAGGCGATTTTCTCCTTCGGGGACAGGTCCTCGATAGAGATTTCGGTTCTGGTGGGTGCTCCCGCAGGTACTCGGGTTCCCTTAGCCTGGGCTTCGAGGCTGGCGCGGACCGCCTCAGCGATGCTGGTAGCGGTGGCCAGGGAGGCCTCTATTTCCTCGATGCTGGCGCCGGCAATGACGCCTTCGGGGATGGCAGGGTTGGCGGCTTTGACGGCAGTGAGGTATTTACCGATAGCCTGGTTCCTGCCGCGCTCAAGGCCGGTGAGCTCAGCGGCAGCCGCTTCGCCTCGCTGCTTCGCGTCGCTTAGCTCGGCTTCGAGGGCGGCAATGCGGGTGTCCCGCTCGGCTGCGGTCGCCTCCACGTCCGCCCTGGCCTGCCTCTCCTGCTCAAGCTGGGCTTTGATGGCCTCAAGGTCTTCGGATTCGGGAGCGTTATTCTGGGTTTCCTATGATTCCTGGGTTTCCTGGTTTTTCAGTTCTTCTGGCATATATTTCTCCTTTTCCTCTTGAGATCCCTGCTTTCGCAGGGATGACAAAGGGGGTGAGTTATATTATTCAGGCACTTCCATTTCTGCGGCAACCGCTCTCTCTCTCGCTCCGCCGCGCGTGGACCCTGCCCTAAACTCCTTGTTCATTTCCAGGATTTTCCTCCTCTCGTCAAGCCACCTCTGGAATTCCGCCTCGGGGTCCTGGACCCCCATTTCGTCCATCGAGGTCCGTCTACAGTGGACGCCAGCCTGGACCAGAAGCTGCTCGGTCTGCGCCTGGCGCTCGGCGTCTGCTGGTAGTATGGGACCCCAGACGACCCGGTGCAGCACTCCGTCGAGGTTCTCGTTCATATATTTCTGCGCCAGCTTCAATATCATAGCATTGCGGTTATGGTAAGCATTAGTCCTGATGGTCCGCTTCCTGGCCACCTTCTGAGTAAGGCTGCCGAGCTCGATCCGGAGGGCAGCTCCCGACAGCTCCCTCTCCGTGCCCCCCCAGGCTGCCCGTGGGCTCTCTGAGATATCGTGCAAGGCCCGGTATAGCAGGTCGATATAATCGACATGAAGCCTGACGCCGCCGCCCTGTAACAAGTCCAGAAGATAAGCTTTAGCGTCCTCCGGGATGGTCCATAACGCCCCTGGCTGGACCTTGATATCCTCTGCGGAGGCGATGTTCTCAAGGACGGCTATCGGGTTGCCTGACAGCTCCAATATCCTGGATAACTGGCTCAAGGCCCGGTTCAGCTCCCTCTGGGGCTGCATAAGTATCGGTATATCGGACACCCCCCAGAAGTGCTTTGGTTCACGGAGGTTGGGGAAGATGATAAAGGGGATAAAGCCATAAGGATTGGGTTTTGACTCCATAAGGGAGTCATCGATATACAGTTGGAACTCGGTAGCGGTCCATAGCTCTGTGATAGTGGCCTTCTTCCTGGTGATGGGAGTGCCGTAAAGGATATTAACCTCGTCATCGGTCAAGATATAGCGGGAAGCAACTCTCCACACCCTGGACAGGTCGTCTCCGAGCCACCATGCGTAGAGGCCTGAGACATCGGGGGCGGTGATCCTGATGCGCTTCTCGTCCTGGTCCCAGAGCACCTTATAGCAGCCGTCCCCGAGGACGGCGGCGTCCAGCTCGGTCTCGTGTTCGAGCTGCTGGAGGTTATTGTCCTCGTACACCTGTTCGAGTAACCGCTCGGCTCTCCTTACCCTGGCGAACTGCTCCTCTGTGTCTTCCGTGGGATAGCAGGTGAACCCAAGCTCCTGGACCAGGAAGCTTGTCACCTTCTCTATAGTGACCTTGGTGTAATTGAACACCAACTGGCGGTGTCGTGATGCCTGCTGCCAGTGTATGCCCTGGTAGAAGTCGAGGTTTTGGCGGTAGGCTTTCAGCCTGTCGCTGTCCATGCGTGCCAGGTGTGATGGGATAAAATCAGTCATCTCTTACACCCCCTTTTGCCTCTCTGGGACTGAAGTCCTTGCCCGCTTGTGCTAAAAGGGCAAGGCTCATTAAGAAGTCGTCGTGCCCTTCGGATGGGTCAACAAAGAAATTCATGGTCTGGTTGGGGCGGTATTGGGATTTAGCCTTTTCTAGCTGAAACATGGTCTCCTTATACTGCTTAGAGCCGTCCTGCTTATAGAACTTCAAGCGGCCCGAATTAACGAAAGATAGAAGCTCGAAGCCGATATCGCTCTTACTCCTCTGAGTGAAGGTGAACGGGACCACACGAGACCCCAGCTCCTTCCTCAAGAAGCTGGCTACAGGCTGCCCGATACCGGTGGCGTCAACGACGACCCGGCGGCAGCCCCACTTTTGCAAGATGTCTACCATCTGAGGATATAGCTGGCTGTGAGGCTTTCCTGTCCACTCGTACTGTTCAACGACATTCAAAAGAGGTTCAGACAATGAAAAACGGGAACGCTGGCCAGTATCGACCTCGGCAATAGTGATCACAGTAGCGTCCAGCTTGGGCTTGGCCGACACCAGGGCAACTTCCCTGGTCTCCTCCCTCTCTCCCGCGAGGTCGATGCCGGCGAGGTAAATCTTGCCATCCTGGGGTGCTCTCAGCCTAACATGGGTCCCTGACATCAAGACAATCTGCTGGCGGGTGAGGAATCCGCCTCCCCCCTTAATTGGTAAGAGAAGATACTGCGTCCTGAAGAGGGGGTGATCCTCGCCGAGCCTGTTCATTTCTCCTACCACGAAGTTTCCATAGTCGGGGTTATACCTGGCTACTTCCTGCCAATCATAGGCAAAGTGCCGTTTAACGCCGTCCTTCCTCTCTAACTCAAGGTTTATATGCTTTATCTCCTCAAGTAAGGTGCTGTCGTCCCAGGTCGTGCCGTAGTGAACCGTGGTGGCGTTGGTAGACGATCCCATGGGGCGAAACTCCTTGCTGTATTTCTCCTTGCTGACGTCCTGGGACTCGTCGATTTCCAGTAGGATATCCGCTGTGTGCCCTACCACTGATGACGACTCTTCTGCCGATAGAAACACGGCTTTTGCGGAGCCCAGGACTATGATATAACCCATCTCGGTGCGATAAAAGCCGCCATAGCCGAAGTCATCGAGGCGTTCCTTAAGCCTCTGGATCGAGACGATAGTCTGCGGCTTGAAGGTCGGGGAGCATTTGACCAAGCTGCCTCCGCTCGCCATATGGAGGGTCAATAGCAGGACTTCGAGGTGCGCCGACAGCTCGTTCTTGCCCCCCTGGCGGGCAATCTCGACCGAGAATGTGAGCCCGCTGCGGTCGCGGATGCTCTGGACAACGGCTCGGGCTACCTCCTCCTGGTATGGCCTTAGTTTCATCTACCTGCCGCCTTCATTGCTATGTTTATACCGAGAGGAAGGGCAACCTCAGTGAGAACCCTGGTTATGGCGTCCTTGAGAGACTGCTTCTCCTCTTTACTGATCTGATACCGGGTGCGCAGCAACCTGGCTATGGTGTTGGCAGCCTGCAGGTGAAGGTCGATGCGGTCCGGGTATCCTTCAATCAATTCCCTCAGCCTTACACGGATCAAGGCAATCTCCTGGTCGATACCCTCAACCTCACTGGCAGCGTCCATCTCCAGGGCTTCTGCCTCCGTGAGGGCGCGGCTGTAGAAACCGTGCTTCCTAGCGTTTTGGTTGCCCGCGGGGGCTCCTCTTTTTCGTGCCATTTCGCTGGCTCTCCTTTAGCTTCGCTTTCACCATGCCATACACGATGGCGTGGGCGGCCAGGTCGTAGTCCCGTCGCTGCAGGGCCAGGTGTAACACCTTAAGCTTGTCGGACATACTATTCCTCCTCTCGTTTGGCTATGTCGCGGTTGAATTTCTCTTTTACTGCCTGGCTGATCCAGGTCCCGATATCGACTCCCGCCACGCTGGCGCCGGCTTTGGCCAGGCGGCGTGCCTTAGGGTCGAAGCTCCTGATGTGGTAGCCTTTATCCTTTTTATCTTTTAACGAGGTGGCCATATTTCCCCCCTACATATTTCTCCGGGTCCAGACTGTAACGATCTTTGTTTTCTATATCTCTATATTCTTTATTAGTTATTTTTAGGTTATCTTTAGTATGCGAGTGTTTCTCGTCGTTTTTGACGAGATTTCTCGTCGAATCCGACGAGTTTTCCTCGTCGTTTTTGACGAGCACCGACCGGTCCCAGTGCCCTGGCGGATTCACTGAGTAGGTGGGCGGTCTGCCCGGCAGAATGGTGATTATTTTCAGCTTTTTCAGACTCGCAAGAATCCGGGGAACGTTGTCCTTGCTGATGCCGGTATTGCGGGCGAAGAAGGTCGGGGATATACGATCCTCGTTCCTGAGATAGCCGTCCGTCTGGCGCATTATGAACAGCACCACCCTGAACTGTCGCCCCGAAAGTTTTGAGTGTGCGAGGGCTTCGATGGTGGCCGTGTGGTTGGGAACGAACGAGTAGGGGATGTAGCTGATGGTCCTCGTGGCT